GGGTAAAACCGGAAAGATACAAACTACTTAGTAACCTGGAAACAAAATACTGGATTAAGTTATCCCCTGGAGAAACGGGAAGTAAAATAAATAGTAGAGGAAATTGGTTTGGCTTTAGGAAACTAAATCCTAATATGCCATCCCCGACAATTATAAAGTCGGCTGGAAATGGTCTATGTCATTGGAATGAACCAAGGCATTTTTCTTACAATGAGTTGGCAATCCTGTCTTCTTTTCCGCAGGATTTTAAGTTTACAGGAAGTGAAAGTGATAGGATAGACAGAATCGGGAATGCAGTAATGCCAAAAATGATGGAAGCGGTCGCTAGGACAGTTAGGGAAAGAATACTGGATACCTGAAATTAATAGTAGATGCAGACAGCTGCACACTATAAGTAATTTAAAATAATTTAAAGTCAACAAAAATGAGAAGCCCAAAGGCAAACTATACGATAATAAAGGAAGAATACCTTGCAAACGAGAATGTCACCCTAAAGTCGTTGGCGGACAAATTTGGTTGCGGTTATAGTGCATTGCTGAGAAGGTCAATGAAGGAAGGCTGGAGCAAGGAAAAGGAAACACTATTTGGGAGGATGAAAGAACAGGTAATCGAGGAGGCCGAGGGTTCGGTCAAGGATATGATTAAAAGGCATTCTAAAATGGCAAGGTATTTACAAGGTGCAGGTGTTAAATATCTTAAACTTTTACTTGATGAAGTTGAAATTTTGATGAGAGGTAAAGACGAAGAAGGTGCAAGGAAAGTTTTGAAGTCTTTGATTTTTAACAAAATAATTACTGCTTCAAATTTGGAAAGTATGCTTTCAGAAGGTTTAAAAGCCGAAAGAGAATTATATCCAAAGCAAATGCAGGTTGACCTTGATGCAACAGTTGAAGGTGAAGGATTATCACCAGAATTAACGGAGGTGGTTTATGACGCTCTCAGAGCCAAGCTTGGACGAAAAAGAGCTTCTATCCATAGAAGCAAATCAAATAAAAAACCAATTAAAAAATAGGTTATTACCTTGGGTAGTTGACACAGTTCGCACTCCTAAAGGCGACCCTATGGACTGGAACGATCACCAGTATCTTTTTGATATCTATGAAGACGAATCAAAAGAAATAGTGATAGAAAAAGCTGCTCAAATTGGGATTACTACTTTTGCGATGAATAAGTCGCTTTGGTTTATTGATACTCATAATGTTTCTGTTATTTATACTTTCCCTACTGCTTCTGATGTTTCTGATTTTTCAAGAGCCAGAATAAATCCGATGATTGATGCTTCTCCGCATTTGAGAAGTAGAATGGCTGACGTTGACAGCGTAGGCTTGAAGCAAATAGGAAGTTCATTCATTTATTTTCGTGGTGCTTGGAGTGAAAGACAGGCTATCTCGGTTGACAGCGATATGAATGTTCACGATGAACTCGATTTCTCAAAACCTGACATTATTGATATGTATAAGGAAAGAATGTCCCACTCCAAATACAAACTCTTTCTTGCTTTGTCCACTCCAACTATACCAGAGTTCGGGATAGACTATCTATTCAATCGCTCTGATAAGAAGGAGTGGTTCGTTGAATGTCCTAAATGTAAAAAAGCTCAGATACTCAAGTATCCTGACTCAATACGTGGGGATACTAAAGAGGCAAGGTACGCCTGTGTTTACTGCCGAGCCACAATAACAGACGAAGCAAGAAGAAACGGCTTTTGGAGGGCTACAGGCGACCCAGCGTGGGGTGTTTCAGGTTATCACATCTCTCAACTAATGGCTCCTTGGATTTCAGCCACTGATATTTTAAGAAAAGAAGAAGCGAGTAGAAATAAACCAGTCGCAAATTTATCAGGGATAAAAGACTTTTACAATTTTTGTTTAGGCGAGGCATACGGTGGCGAAAACCAACCTCTTAATCGTGATATTCTTTTATCTTGTATCCAGAATAAATATGAACTTGAAGAAAGCGGAAGGAATACAATAATGGGTGTTGACCAAGGCGATAAGTTGCACGTTGTAGTCTTTTCTAAGGATAAAAATGGTGATTGCAGACCAATTCACATCGGAATTTATGATGATTTTGGTGAATTGCCAAATTTAATGGAAAAATACGGAGTAACTTTTTGTATTATTGATGCGTTACCAAATAAGCACTCAGCCCGAAAATTTGCTAATATGTATCAAGCAAAAGTTTGGATGGTGTATTACAATGATAATCAGAAGGAATTTGTAAAATGGTATCAGGACGAAGAAACCAAAGAGTATCGGATTACTGTTGGTAAAGTGGAATCAGTTGACCAAATGGCAGATAGGTTTAGAAATCACAAAATTATATTGCCTCGATTAACGGAAAAGGTTGATTTGTATATTCGACACTTATGTAACTGGGCTAAAGACAAAGAAGAAAAGCCCGACGGCAGGGTTGTTTGGGTGTATAAAAAGTTGGGTGCAGACCACTTGACAATGGCAACCAACTATGCAATGCTGGGAATAGACAAGTTATCCACAGGCTCTTTGGCTGAACCAACAGGTGAGGATATCCCTAAAAAGGATAGACCTATTACTGCTGGAATATTAAGTGAAAAATTTTAAATAAGGAGCTAAAAGCCTATGGAAGAAATTAAAAAAGGGAAAAAATTTGCAGAAAAGTCTTCACGGCCAGAAATAGGTGCTTCAGGAACTACCAATTTTCAGGGCGTTATTGATTCTGATGAGTATGTAACGAACCTTACTGGCGAACAGTTATATACGACAGTCGATAAAATGCGATGGTCTGACGCTTCTGTTCAGGCTGCTCTTTTAATGTGCGAACTTCCGATTAGGTCGGCTGAATGGGATATAGTTGCTAGTTCTGACAGTCCAGAGGACGAAGAAATTGCAGAATTTGTGAAAGACAATTTGTTTAATGGGTTGGTTATTCCTTGGGAGGATACGCTTCGACAGATACTTCTTATGCACCCTTATGGGTGTATGGTTTTTGAAATTGTTTATGAATTAAAACAGGACGGTAAAATTGGGTGGAGAAAATGGGCTCCACGACTTCCTAAAACAATTCAAAGGTGGTATGTAAATAAAAACGGTGAATTAACAGGTATTCAACAAAGGGCTTATAAAGACAATAATTTTATTGAGGTTGATATTCTTTCCGAAAAACTTATGGTATTTGTAAACCGTAGAGAAGGTGATAATTATCTTGGAACTTCACTTCTTCGACAAGCTTACAAGCATTGGTTCTTTAGGGATAAGTATTACAAAATTGATGCGGTGGCTCAAGAAAGACTGGGGATAGGTATTCCTATCATTACACTTCCAGCAGGATATTCTGATGATGATTATAATGATGCTGAAAATGTTGGGAAAAATTTAAGAGGGAATGAAAAGTCTTATGTTGTGAAAAAGACAGGCTGGGAAATAGAGATGATGGATATGAAGAATAACACGCTTCGCAGTCCTATGGAAATGCTGGAACATCACACAAGGGAAATTTTGAAATCCGTTTTGGCACAATTCATTGACTTGGGAAGCACCTCAAAGGGAAGTTTTGCTCTCTCACAAGACCAGTCGCAAATATTCCTTTCTTCATTGGACGCTTCGGCAAAAATAATCGAGGATGTTATAAATGAAGAAATCAAAAAGCTGGTTGATTACAACTGGACAGTCGAAGAATATCCTAAACTTACTCATTCTGATTTAGGGATAAAAAATATTCAGGAACTTTCAAATGCTATTCAATCCTTAACAATGGCGGGTGCGATTACTCCCGATGTTGGAATGGAAGAATATTTGAGAAGGGTTTTAAAACTGCCAGACATTCCAGAGGTAATAAAAGACGCAAAAATTGAAGCGGAAACTCTGAAAGCGGACATGATTAAAGACCCCTTAACATATAAGCCAGTTCAGGAAAACAATAATCCGAATGACAACAAGAACCCAAACCAAGAAAAGAACCAAGACGAAAAACCAGACAACAAAGAAACTCAAAAACATCACGAAAGAAGACCACTTACAAAAGCCGAGCAGAGAGTTAGGTTTGATGAAATAAACGATTATATGGATAGTGCAGAGTCGGAAATCATTAGGCAAATGCTGTCTTTGCTTAAAAGAGAAGAAACAAACCTAATTCCGATGTTTGCGGAAGCGATAAAAAACAAAGACTTTGCTTTACTCCATCAAATTTCTTGGAAATTAAAAGGTATTTATTCTGGTTTGTTTAAAGAACAGATAACTAAACTTTTTGAGTTTGGGAAACTAAAGGCAAGTTATGAAATTATGAAACCTGCTCCTGCTACATCTGCTGTAGTAAATCAAGGTATTACTTCAAAAGCCTATTACTTGGCACAAAGACACGAAAAGCAAATTCTTGATGACTTGAAGGGAATAGCTGCGGTTGGAATGATGGAAAGTGAAGTTGATGTAAACAAGACAATAAACAACATAAAGGAAAGAATGGAGCAATTTTATTCAAGAAATGTGCCTGCGACAGCTTCTTATGTCACGACAGGCGAGATAAACGAAGGCAGAAAATACACTTTTGATGCCTTCAAAGACGAACTTTATGGGTATCAATGGAGTGCTATTTTAGACAGACACACGTGCAACTACTGCACATCTATGGACGGAAGGGTAATTGGGGTTGAGGATAAGGCTTTTTCAGAATATAAACCAGGTGAAGTTCATTTTGGTTGCCGTTGCATTTGGGTTGCCATAATGAAAGAAGAAGTAAGCCCTCCACCCTACACAGGAATACCTGAAATTTTAATACCCCAGACAGAAATGGAGCCTTGGGAATTTAATGATTTGGAATATCCTCTTGTTGGTTCAGGGGGTAGAAGAAAGATACCTTACGGAATAGGAGTTTATAAGGAGCAAAATGCCAAAAAGTAACCAGCAACAGTTCAACCAGTTAACAGAAGATATGGCGGTTATGAAAACCGAATTTAAGAATTTCAATAAAAATTTTGAAGGTTTTCTTATTAATTATCAAAGGTACTGTGAGAAAGTAGACATAGTAGAAAATAAACAAATAGCAGTTGAAACAAAAGTTGGTAATTTAGCTGTGTTTCAATCAATATTTTCAATTATTATTGGTGCTATTGCAACCTACTTAGGGGCAAAAAGATGAATATTATTTTGGATTATATAAGAATGGTTTGTTATGTAATTATTATATTGACAGACCTGAACGGAATTTTAAAAAGAAAATTCTCTAATTCTTTGTTTGTCGGGGATATTGTTATGGCAACTGGGCTTTTTTTGACACTTTTTCACTTTGATTTTTTAAAAAAGGATTTAATGGTTATTACTGATTTTATACTTACGCCTACCGCTATTATATGGGCAGTTGTCCATTTTTCTTCTATGTTGAAATATAATCGTATTGACAAGTATGATAATAACAAATAGTATTTAAGAAAGGAGAATATATGAAATTTCCAGCAGACTTTGATAATTGTGTCCGGGGTGGTGGCAAAGTACGGACTATTGCTGTAAAAGGGCAAGCCGACAAATATATGCACGTTTGTTACCTTAATGGTAAATCACATTCGGGCGAAGTAAAGACCAAAAAAGAGGCTTCTGAGGTGAATGTATATCTTAAAAACCTTGGTTATGTAGAACAAAGTGGTGAATGGGTAATGGGTTCTGAGAAAAAACTGAAATTTCTTATTCCTCAAATAGAACTTGCTTTTAAAGAAGGGAATATCTCTGAAATTGAGATGCTTCACTCTGGTGAATGGGAACACCCTGTTTATGGGATTATTTCCATTTCAGAAGGAGATATAGATAAGTTTATCCAAAACTTCAACGATAAGGTCAGAAAAGTTGATATTGCTATTGACCAAGAACACATGCCAGAAAAAGGGGCTGCTGGCTGGGTTAAAAAAATGACAAAGGTTTTTGAAGATGGTAAAGCAAAACTAAAGGCGGTGGTTGAATGGACTGCTCTTGGAACTCAACTTTTGAAGGACGGTGTGTTTAAATATTTCAGCCCAGAGTTTGACTTCGCTTATGAAGATATGGAAACTCACGAACAGTTTCAAAATGTTTTGCTGGGCGGTGCTTTAACAAACCGTCCTTACTTTAAAAGTCTTGCTCCAGTATCATTATCTGAAAATATGTTTGCTGGATTTACCAGTAATACTTTGAAAGGAGGTGAAAAAGAAATGACCAAAGAGGAACTTAGAGCAAAATTAGTAGAAGACGCTGCCTTTGCTTTGGCTGATAACGCTTCGGAAGAAGAAAAAACAGCCTTTGAAGAAGCGAAAGCGGAGTTGGCTAAGGAGGCTGAGGACAAAGAGAAAGCTGATGCGGAAGCCAAAGAAAGCGAAGAAAACAAAGCAAAAGAAGAAGCTGAAAGGGTTCAAGCATCAGAAAAATTTATCTCTAAAGAACAGCACGTCAAGGAAATGAACGAACTTAAGTCTAAAATGGGTGTTGTAGAGGCAAAATTAAGACTTAAAGAAGTTACCGAAGAAGTGTCTGGATATACGTTCTCTGAAAGCAATCCGACAGGCGTTCTTCTACCTAAAAACCAGAAAAAAGCCATCGAGCTTTTAATGAGTGCTACTCCAAATGTTGCCAAATTGTTCAAAGAGTTTTTAGCGGAACTTCCAAAAGTTTCAACTAAATTATTCCAAGAGCAGGGCGGTGATGGTGGTGAAGCAAATAAAGAAAAAGGGATTGAAACAGAAGTAACCAAAATAATGTCCGAAAAGAATGTTAAATATGGCCAAGCTGTAAAAATTCTTTCCGAAGAAAAACCAGAATTATTTAAATAATTCTGGTAAATAAGTAAATGGAAAAAGTATTATTTTCTAATAAATAAGAAGGAGGTGAAATTAAAATGGCTGAAAATGCAGGACAAACAGTTGTATCTCTTATTGCAGAAGCAACTTTAGCTGCCAAACAGTATTATGCTGTTCAAATGGGTACGTCTGACAGGTATGTTGTTGTTGCTGGTGCTGCTGCTGCCGAAGGTTCTCACGTGCTTGGTGTTGTGCAAAACAAACCAGCTGCAGGAGAAGCTGCTGCGGTTGCGATTGGTGGAATTTCAAAGTTGGTAATGGCTGCAAATTGTGATAGAGGCGAAAAAATTAAATCAGACGGAACAGGGAAAGGAACCCCTGTCGATGCAGACCAAAAGTCTGTTATTGGAATTGCTTTAGACAGCAATACCAGTGGTGACGGAGCAGTAATTTCTGTTCTTTTAACTCCGGGTGGAGTGGCACAAGCTGATGAGTCGAATTAAGGCTCAAATTATAAATTGAAAGGAGGTGAAAATTTAAATGAAACTTATAGATGAAAATGGAAAAGTGTTTTATGCACCTGATATTTCCGACGTCCATCAAGATGCGGTTTTAAGCGGTGTTTCTGTAAAATACACAAACGATGAGTATATTGCTGACCAAGTTATGCCTGTCATTCCAGTTAAAAAGGAATCAGACATTTATTACAAATACACTCGAAATTGGAAACTCCCACAATCCAAAAGGGCTGCTGGGGCAGAAGCCAATGAAGTTGAGTGGAATGTAACGACTGATACTTATTCTTGCGAAGAATATGCGTTGAAAGACCTTATTCCGGACAGAGTTCGTAATAATGCAGACAATCCTCTAAGTTTAGATGTAGATACCACAGAAAACCTTACCGACTTGATTCAGTTGGGGAGAGAAAAAAGAGTGGCAGACGTAGTTTTTGCTGCTGGCACTTATGGAGCTCAAACCTCTGCTTTAGCTGGAGCCAATCAATGGGATGATTACGCTGGAAGCGACCCCATTGGTGATGTTCGAGATGCAAGAGCAACTGTTCACAGTGCATCAGGAAAGATGCCAAATGTAATGGTTATTGGTTATCAAGCTTTTTTGAAACTTCTTGACCACCCTGACATTTTGGAGAGGATTAAATATACCCAAAAAGGAATTATTACTGCTGACCTTATCGCTCAAGTTTTTGAAGTCGATAAAATTTTAGTAGGAAAAGCCCTTGTTGACAGTACGGTTGAAGGAATTGCCGAGTCGTTGGGTTATGTTTGGGGTAAATCAGTGGCTTTGTTATACTCAGAAAGAAGTCCTGGTTTGAAAAAGGTATCGTTCGGATACCAGTTCCAGAGTAGGGGTTTTAGCGTCAAAAAGTGGAGAGAAGAAAAAAGAGCAGGAGACTTTATCGAAGCAGGAGAAATCCGTGACGAAAAAGTTGTGGCTGCTGCTTGTGGTTATTTATATACCACGGTTGTTAGTTAAAATTAGGAACATTGATAAAGGGCTGGGGGCGGTGAGTCCTCCAACGATATCCGATTAAATATCCCAGCCCTAAAAAGGTGTTGACACTCTGAAGGGAGGTGAAAAGCAACAATGATTATCAAAAATAAATATGCGACCTATGTAGGTCATAAGTTTTTAGGAAAAGCGTATGTGGTGGTTCAAAACTGGACTGCTCCTGACGCACCTGCTGTTGCTACTGTTTTGGCTGCAACTCTATTGACAGCTGCAGTTCAGACAATCAGCACAGGAATTACCAATCCTGACTTTCCAAGAGTTTTAAGTATAACTGGAGGAGACGGTAATGTTACAGGCAACGTAGTGATAACTGGAACGAATATCCGAGGAGAAACAGTTACCGATACGATTGCTTCAAGTGGAACAGACACAGTTGTAGGGGTGGTGGCATTTAAAACCGTTTCCAGTATACAATTACCAGTTTATGCTGTAGCTGGAACTGAAACAATTTCAGTTGGGATTACCGATAAACTTGGTTTACAAAGTATTCCTTTGTCAACCAGCGTGTTATCCGAAACCAGCGGAAATGCTGCCGATACTGGTGGAGCAATTTTGACCAGAGATGCAGATGAAGTTGAAAAGTGTTTGTTTGACCCGACTACTCAATGTGATGCAAGTGCCGACAAGGCGATTGCTTACATTAGTAATGAACAGCCGACAAGGGTTGGTGGTTATACAGAATAATAGTTTTTCCGTGCTGGTAGAAATATTAGCACGGAGAACTTGCCAAGCAGTTACCTCTGGAATGCGGGCAAGTAAAATATGTAAATAAATTAAGGAGGGAGGTGAAAATTATGACATTACCAGAATTACCTAAAGGATTAGGAGCAAGAGAATACGGAAAATTCCGTCAGACACTTCATGGTCAAGTGGGTGTTGGTGTCGTGAATTTAGATGAGGCACTAAATATCACGCTTGAAGTTACTGAAAGTGGTGACACGGAAATACTTCCAGCTCCGGGAGAAACAAGATATCTTACTGTTAAAGGATTCCATTTTAGCAATGTTGATGGCTCAACTATTACTGTTTGTTTAAAAGCTGGCGATGGCGACCAAGAGAGGTTTAATGTCATGTTGCCTGCAAGCGGTGGTAACTTCGACAAGAACCTTAATGGAAGAAATTGGAGACTACCAATAAATAAACCATTACTTGTTAACCTTAGTGCTGCTGGTGACGTTTTAGTAACAATAGAATATGAGGGTATTGGTGAACCTGGAGAAGAAGCGGTTTACTTGACCGATACTCAAGCGATTACTGAGGCGTTAATTAAAGAAGAAAATAAAATTATTAGTGATACTCAATCCATATCGGAAGCGAATGTTAAGGATGTAACGACTGAAAAAACTGACGTTATTTCTATTAATGAAGATGCTGATAATGTAGTTGCAGCAGAATTGGCTATGACTGATTCAGTTGCAGTTGCAGAAACAGTTGGAAATGGGATAACATTAGCCTTAAGTGATGATATTTCTATTAGTGAAGCTGAAGTTGAAGACCATTTAACGCCAGCATAAAGGAGGTGAAACTTAATGAGATATAAAGTATTACTCGGTTCAGTTAGAACTGACAAGGGTGTTGTTTTTGCTGGACAATTTGTTGACCTTACTGAAAAAGAGGGGATTGCTCTTATTCGGGAAAAGGTTGTTGAGGCAGTTGTGGAACAGAGCCAAGTGTCCGCTCCCGAAGTAAAAGAGGCCGTGAAAAGGACTACACGACCTTCAGCGAAGGCTCAGAAAAAAGCAGAGCCTAAAAAAGAGGAACTTTTGGCAGAACCCTCTTTGGACTGGACTCTTAGCGAGTTAGAGGATTTTGCAAAAGAAAAGGAAATAGAAGTTCCAGCAGACGCAACAAAAGAGCAAATATTGGAAGCAATAAAGGGAGGTGATAAGGAATGACGATTGAATTGACTAAAAAAATTGGCAACAAAAAAGTAAAGTTTGACTTGATTTCTCTTAATGGAAAGGCTACAGTTAAAAATAGTTCACTAAAGGAATTGAAAAAAAGCGGGATTAGGGAAAAGGAAATCGAGGAGTTCGGTTTTGGGGTAGAACCAACCAATTAGGTTGTTTGAAATAATTTGAAAGGAGGTGAATATTAAATGATTGACAATGCAAGACTTTTTGGACACGGTAGAGCAGTTTTAAAAGATGCTAATGGTAAAATCAAAGAACTTCGTGAGTTCGACAACGTCTTTACTGACGTTGGAGATGCACACGTTGCAGACCAGATGTCTTCTGCTCCTGATGAGGCGGTTATGTCCGACATGGCGGTTGGAACCGTATCTACTACTTTAACTGCTGGAGACACTCAACTTGGTGGAGAAACGGATAGAAATACCCTAACTTCTTTCACTCAAGGTACAGGTGGAGATGACAACAAAGTGGTTTATGTTGGAGACTGGGCTGCTGCAGATGCAACTGGTGCTTTAACAGAAGCAGGTATCTTCAACTCTCATACTGCGGATGCAGGAACAATGCTTTGTGCTCAGACTTTCTCGGTTATTAATAAGGGAGCTTCTGACACTCTGCAAATCACTTGGACAGTAACCTTCGGTTAAAACTGGTTATTCCTTGTGGTGGAATAAATTAAAATAGGAAATAGTACAAAAAGTATTGTATTTTAGTACTTGGGTTGGCAGGGGTGGGAACAAATTAAAATTATTTAAACTAAAATGAGAGAAAGATATACAAAATTTGACTTTTTTAAAGACGCTTGTTTTGAAACTGATAAAAAAATAAAGCCAAAACAAAGTCCTTTACCAAGAATTAACGAACAAACAAATTGGCAAGTTAGAGCTACTCCTGCACATAAACCTGGAGTAGCAGACGGTAAAAAATAATATGGAAAATAGTGTTTTAATTGCTATTACACATACTGGAAATATAGTTGCTGGTTTAGAGACAACCATTTCAAAGTTTGTCTATGAAAGCCAGACCAAATCCGAGATATATTTCTCAAACCTCGCACCGATTTACAACAACAGGAATTATGTTGTAAATTACTTCTTGAAGTTTACAAAACATACCCACCTTCTTTTTATTGATAGTGATAATATACCCCTTAGTAATCCTCTCAAAATGCTTGACTTGAACCTTGACGTGGTCGGTGGGGTTTATCCGATGTGGAAAGGCGAACATTTTGAGTGGAGTGCTATGAAGATAGGGCAGGACGGAAAATATAGAATGCCACCACCAGAAGAAAGAAATGGGGTTCAAGAGGTTGATTCGATTGCGACTGGTTGTATGATGATTAAAAGAGAGGTTTTGGAGGCGATAAAAGCACCTTTTAATTTGATTTTAACGGAGGGCGGTTTTAACGATTTGGGTGACGATTACGCTTTCTGCAAGAGAACAAAAGAGGCAGGTTTCAAGGTTTATGCTAACTGGGATTTGATTTGCGACCATATAAAACAAGTTCCTTTGATGACCATTGTAAGGGCATTGAAAAAGGCCTATGATGAGGGTAAGAAAAACTTGACAATAGAAAATAATAAAGATACAGTTTAATTATTAAGTTATTGGAATAAATTAAAAGGAGGATAAAATGGCTGACTTTCCTACAGACCTGTCGGCAGTAACGGATAATGTCGATGATGTCGTGGCAAAACACCTTAACAATGTTGAAGGAAAAATTGGTGTTAATAAATCCACAGTTACTACTTCTCTTGATTATTATATCAGGACGGGGTGGATAAATCCCGGTGAGACTTGGACTTACGCTTCGGCGACTACAATCACCGTTCCTGCTGGTGCAGTAGCCAGATACAGCAAAGGAGACAAAATCCGTTTTCAGAATAATGGCTCTGGAACTTGGCTTTATGCTTATATTATTACAGTGGCCGACACCCTCTTAACTGTTGCTGGGAATGCTGTTCCTGATGCTACATTAACTGACAACTTTTATTCTCATATAGAAAACCCACTAGGTTTTCCGACTTGGTTTACTTGGGTGCCTAGTTTTTCTGCAACTGGCTCAATGACATATACCTCTGTAACCGCTTCTGTTGCGGTATTTTGTATTAAAAATGATATTGTTTTTTATGATATTTATGCCGGAGGGACAACTGGCGGAACAGCTTCAAACGGATTGATCTTTACATTACCAGTTAACAGGGCTCTTACAACTACTAATTATCTTATGGGATATGGTCGTGTTTATGATGGGGTTGATGTAATGGGAATGATTTTGAGTAATAGTACAAATGTTGACAAGATAGAGGCAAGGAGATATGACCAAGCTAATTATGGATTAGGAGCGGGTAGGTATGTTACAGCAAGTGGTTTTTATCGTTATTAAATTATTTACAAGAAAAAACAAATAATAAATAAAATAAATGGCAAGACAAACTTTTTCAGCAGGTGATGTAACTGG